TAATTTCTTAGTTGAGGGGGTGTTCTACTCCCTTTGTAAACGTGTAAATACTCCTGTCTCGTTGGGTATGTGGTTACGATTTAAGTACGGCGAAAGCCTACAAATCGTGAAGAAAACCATAGACCCACGGGATTATACACAAACGCAAGTTGAAAAGTTCCGACATGATTACCAAGTCGTGAACTACCTTTCGAAATATCCTGGTCTCACGACTGGGGTAGATCTTAAGGCGACTGCGATTTCGGCGTTTCATACCGCCGAAAAACAATGTCATGATACTAATTCCCGATTACGGCGTCCAACACCTTATGGTGACGGCGTGTCTGCAGTAATGTTACTTGCAGCACGAAAAATATCGACGTTATTGGGTGATTATAATTTATCATGGATTAAATTGTGTAAGTGGGGACCCGGAGTTACTTCGTCCATTTCGGGCGAGGTAGACTTCAGTTCCAAGCTGCTTGAAAAACAGCTAAGTATCACACAAGCTGCGGTACCCTACATGCGTCTAGCCATGGCCACTGACCTTCATTGGTTCAGAGCTCGCGGCATTGATGCATGTGGACCGGCCTCACTTCTTCCATCCGAGTTCCAACTCGTTACGGAGAGCAAGGTGGTAACAGTACCTAAGAACGCCAAGACCGATCGTTTGATAGCGATCGAGCCAACCTGTAATCAATTCCTCCAGGGTGGAGTCGGCCGATTTATTCGGAACCGTCTGCGCCGTGTTGGGATTTTTCTCGATGATCAATCGAGGAATCAGGTTGCAGCTAGTAGGGGTCTGGTTGATAACCTGGCCACTATAGATCTTAGCGCTGCTAGTGACACGATATCATCTGAGCTGGTCGCTCAGCTTCTTCCGCCGGATTGGTGGAGAGGCCTTGATGATATAAGAACCCATCGTGTAACCGTTGATGGGGAATCCAAACACCTAGCTAAATTTTCAGCTATGGGGAATGGATTTACGTTCGAGCTTGAAACCCTAATTTTCTGGGCTATTACTCAAGCTGTTACGGATCTTAGTGGTGTGAACCACCGTGTCATAGTATATGGGGATGACATCATATGCGAGTCAAGTATAGTCCCGCGTCTCAAATCTTCATTTGATTTCGCAGGATTCACGCTTAACATGCAAAAGTCTCACTTTGACTCCCTCTTTCGAGAGAGTTGCGGCGAACACTTTTTTGATGGCATACCATGTACACCAGTATATCTTCGACAAGTCCCACTCAATATGAGCACCCAAATGATTATGTATAATCAGTTGGTCCGGTCATCCATTAAAAACGGATTCCCGGGTGTCCTAGATCCTATGTTTAGAGGTAGTGTAAACTACCTCAATAGGAATTTGGACCTCAAATTCAAAATCCCCCTCTTTGCTGAGGGAGATGATGGATTCTTGAGTTGTAGAAGACGACATCATCCTATAAGGGTTCACGGATCGAAGCTAAGAGTTTTAGCTTCTATCCCGAAAACCAAAAAGGTTGATGGTGCCGCATGTGCGGCATACTGGCTCCGCTTCGGATCGATAGGTGAAAACCTTGAGATCCTAGGTTCTAGAGAACCCTCACGCATTCCCTTCTGTGGTATTAAAACATCACCGAAAGGAGTGTGCTTGGGCAATCATGTTCCAATTAGAAACGGAAATGTGTATTTGCGTAGAACACGCAAGTTTCAGCCGTGGGAAACGGCTGATATACACTGGGCGTGACTGAATAGTCACACCTAGTTAAACGGGAGAAACCAATTGGTTTCTGTAATAGGTAATGAGCTGCGGAAGCTCACTACCCC